GACATATTAATTCGAAGAAAACAAACTTTGAAATTTACTATACAAACTCAATATTTAACTAGAGATGCTGATAGAACCGGAATTTCTTTAAGATTGAATCGAGTTAATGCAAAAACATTTAGACCATTTGAACCAGTTATTATAAATAGCGAAGCAAATGCAGGCGGAGATCCTGGATCTGTTAAAAATCCAAATGGATTTGCATCAAATGATTATCCCGTACTATTCATGGAATATTTTGTAGATGCGACTGATTTAGCAGATGGCGATACATATTTCTTAGAAGCAGTTGGAGGAAACCCTGCTTGGGTAATAGCTACTAATTCATATTGGTTAATAGAACCAAATGCAATACCATCGAATCCATCATTATTCGGAGCTTCAATAAATAACATTAATGGTAATGCTGGTATTTATACTTTATACCCTGATACTATGTTATATAATAATTCTTTTCAACTTATTGCAAAAAGAAATTTAGGCTCAAATTATGATTTAGTATTAGAAGATGGAACTACAATTTCTGAAAATGATCCAAAAGTCATTGAAGATTTATCTCCATTCGGCTTTGCAGGCGAAACTGATGGAGAAACAAGAATATTAGCACCAGGTGGTCTTGCACAAATAACATATACTTGGGATGAAACCAAAAATCGTTGGATACAATCATAATGTTAACACAGTATAAAAATATCGAACAAATTAATTCTGCTACTAAAGCAGTTACTGGTCAGAGAATTAGTAAATCAAAAACAGAATTTTTTAGTTACGATAAAGATACAAGAGTAACACCAGTACCGTTATTAACAACTCAAAATACAGTAACTAAAATTGAATTACATGTATATTCGGGTGACACGTGGATTACTGGTAATCATGAAGTTCAAATACAACAAAAAAGTAAAAGTTTTGTAAATAAACAAACTAAAGCTCCTATACGAACTGCTAGTAATTTATTATCTATAGATTTATATAATGAATTTTCTAAATTAAAATTAACATCGGGTAATTTTAGAATTGCAGTTAACTTTTTAAAAAATTTAATAGGAAGTTATAACGAACAGTATTTAAGGATTGACGAAATATCTCCAGATCGTACAGAGATACGATTAAAAGCAATTGATGATGAAAATTCAGTTTTTCTTCAACAAATTGTTAGTTTTATTGAGACTGTTAATCCTACTTCTACGCAATTTTATAAAACATATATTTTAAATTTTAGTAGAAATAAAACAGCTGTTATCGTAAATACTACAGTTGTCGGAGAGTATGTTTATTTAAAACTTTATGAGCCATTATCAAATGATATTGATGTAGATTTTAAATGTTGGATTGCAGAAGAATTACGTCCAGCATATATTGATAAAGTTACAATTTTACCAAAAATATCAGAGCCGCAGTATAACAAATTGTCTAATCCTAACTGGTATGCAAATGCAATTTATAATACAACTACTGAAACAGGCTTTAAAGCGTGGACCGATTTATTAGGTACAACTACGCAAACTTCACAACAAATTGTTGATGCATATTTTTCTGGATCGTTAGCTGGAGTTAAATTAAACATAGATTATTCAGATTTTAATAATTTCGTTTTTTATAGTTCAGCAACAGAACGTTTAGAAAATTTTAAATATAAAATACAACTATTAGAATATTATTCATCTCAAAGTTTAGCAGTATCTCAACTATCGGGAAGTGTTGCAACAACTAATGTTGCAGATTATGAAACTGCTAAATCTACATTAATTGGAGGCTTTGATGATTTTGAACGATATTTGTATTATGAATCATCTTCTCGTTTAACGACATATGATATTCCTAATGAAAATGCATATGTAACTCAATTAACGGGTAGTTACGTAAAACCAGTACCAAAAACTAATTCTTCAATTCCTTATACATTAGCGCCTTCAACTAGTAGTTTATTTATTAGTTGGTTTGATGGACTTTATAGTTCTGCATCATTATATGATTCACTGAATTATAACGCACTTAGATATGCTATACCAGAATTCATTAGATTTGATGCAACTAATGCTGATATGTTAACATTTGTTGATATGTTAGGTCATCATTATGATATACTTTATACGTATATAAATCATATGACTCGAATCAACAAACGAGAAGAAAATCCAAAATTAGGTATGCCAAATGAATTATTATATTCAGTTGCAAAACAATTTGGATGGAACTTAACAGATGGAAATCAAGGACAAGAATTATGGCAATATGTTTTAGGAACTAATGAAGCAGGTACGCCATTAACGGGTTCAAATACAATAGGAGATCCATCGGTTCCTGGTAAGAATATGACTGCTACAATTTGGAGACGAATTGTTAATAACTTACCTTTATTATTAAAAAGTAAAGGGACTAAACGTAGTATTCAAGCATTATTATCATGTTATGGAATTCCACAATCTTTTGTAAGTATTAATGAATATGGCGGTCCTAGATTAGAAAGAGCTCCGGTATACGAAAAATTAAATTTTGATTATGCGTTAGACTTAAGTGGTAGTACGGCAGGCACTGTAGTTGTAAATTATACTAAACCGATACAATCAGTAGAATTAAGATTTAGAACAGCTGATGTTGTTAAAAATCCTACAATACCATCTACTATGAATTTATATAACATTGGTTCGAATTCTGTTACTATTGATTTTAGTAGCGGTACTATGGGTGTTATACAAATTAACGGAACTGGATCAGCTGCATTTGAATTGTTTAATGGTGATTGGATTAATACTATATTAAGAGTAAATGGATCTAATTTAGATTTGATTGCAAAAAAATCTAAATACGGAAAAATTGTTACTACCGTCTCTGCATCAGCAACAGCTTCTTTTGCTACTACTGGAACTTTAACATTAGGTGGAACATCAACTGGTGCTAGTAGATTTGTAGGACAACTTCAAGAATTAAGATTGTGGACTTCTAGTTTGCAAAATTCTCCATTCGAAAATCACACTAAAGCACCTGCTGCATATGATGGTAACGTTGATGCATATAATGAGTTAGTATTTAGATTGCCATTAACGCAAAAAATAAACCATTCAGCTACTAGTAGTTTATACGGAGTACAGCCAGTATCATCTAGCATTTCTGCGTCATTTACATCATGGACAAATAATACTCCATATGATTCTATAGAAGAAACATATTATTATGATGCAATATCTTTAGGTGCTGGTACGTTAGATGATAATAAAATTCGTTTAGAAGAAAATGAATTAGTTGGAACATTGGATATTGCTACGAGAGCAGAACGTAGTCAATTTGATAAAGCTCCATTAGATAGTAAAAAATTAGGAGTATATTTTTCTCCACAAACAATGATAAATGAAGATATCATTGCACAATTAGGTTTCACTGAATTAGATCAATACATCGGAGACCCGGGACAATTAGATTTAAAATCATATCCAGATTTAATACAAACTGCGAATTCGTATTGGAAAAAATATGAATCTAAAAATGATATAAATTCATACATATCTATGTTTACATTGTATGATTTATCATTCTTCCGTCAGTTAGAACAATTGTTACCTGCTAGGACTGATAAATTAACAGGTTTATTGATTCAGCCAAACATATTAGAACGAAGTAAAGATACCATACTTCCTAAAATTCATAGATTTGATTCTATGTATACTTCTTCTATAGATGATACAATAATCTCAGCAAATGGCGCGTATTTAATATATGCCGGTGCTATTTCAGATGATATATTAACTATACAAGGAATAGATGACGATCAATGGCAAATGTATTTAACTGCTTCAAATGCAGATAAGTATGACAGCGTGCCATATTCATATGAATATTTATTGAGATCCGGTAGTACATGGATAACTGGTTCTTCTCCATACTGGTTAAGTGATGCATTACAACCTACATATATTAATGCAGTTTCATCTGAATATCGTTTAACATCACAATCAGTAACTTATCAAACGGGGTCCACCGGCGGTGGCACTACTTTTGGTACTGGCACATATGGTACTTCGTTATATTATAGCGATCCAACGGGTTCTGGATTTACTGGAGTATTAGCACAAGTGCAAGATTATTTACCAATTGGTATTAATAGACAAAGATATGATGGTACTAAAATGACTTCTCCAGCATTTAATGTTAATTCAACACAGACAGTCGATGGCGGTCCGGTGGTTGAATGGAGAACAGCTAATCCTAATCAATTGATATATCAAACTCAAAATAATAATCAAGGTAGTTTTAGATTAGTTTAATCATAAAAATTATAATATGTATATTTATATAAAATTAAGGTCAAAATATGGGATATTTAGATAATACTAGTGTTACGGTTGATGCCATTTTAACATTAAAAGGGCGTGAACTTTTAGCAAAAGGCGGTAATGCATTTAACATTACACAATTTGCAGTTGGAGATGATGAAGTTGATTATTCTTTATGGAATCCAGATCATCCGCTAGGAACTGAATATTATGGCACTATCATTGAGAATATGCCAGTAACTGAAGCAATTCCGGATGAAACTCAAGCGCTTCGTTATAAATTAATTACATTACCAAAACAAACAACAAATATTCCGGTAATTAGTGTAGGAAATACATCTATTGTATTAAATGCACCTGGCGATAGTGCTGTAATTTCTCCGAATACAAGTAACTTGCAAGGCGGTAATGCTAATTTAGGATATACAGCAATTTTATCTGATTCATCAGTTGCAGATATTCAAATTACACAAGCATTACAGAATACAGTATTGCCTACAACACCACGTTTTATTGGTGATAATGAAGATGCACAAAGTATTGCAGTTGCAGGATTTGGTTTCCGAATTATTGCAAAAACACAATATTTGTCAGATAAAACTGCAACAATTACAATTATTGGTAATGAAACGGGTGGGAGTGTTACTATTAATTTAACTGTTAAACAAGTAACTGCAGTTACTGCAAATGTATAATATAGGTCAAAATATGAAAATGAATAATTTCATTGAAACATTAAAACAACAACCGCGCCAAGGAGGTGTTCCTAGGAATCTACTTACAGCAGTAGGACAAGCTAATCAAGCTACTAGGACTCCAGTTACTCCTACTCCAGCTCCGGCTGCAGCAGGCACTGCAGTAATTAATGAACAAGTACAACAATTGGCTCAACAACTTGCAAATCAAATGGTTGCAGAAATGCAACAGTCACAAGTACTTGCAAGAAATGGCC